TATTAAATCTTTACCTTCTGTTTCGAGTATTGTTATCTTATCTTTGATAACACTTATATATAAATCTGCTTGTTCAAGGTCTATTATGGCTTGTTTCTTTATGTTCTCCCATGCAATTAAGCCTTTATCCCATTCTTCTATTTTCATGCTCATTCTAACACCTTTTCCAATGCAGTTCCTTTAAAATAATTTTTCATGTCCATGCGGTCTTTTTGTTCTTTAGTAATTTGAGGCTCTCTCGGAATGCCAGCATCAGACTGACCACCAAGAAGTCTCCTTGCTTCTATTGCTTCTTGTCGTTTAACAAGTTCCTCCATAACCTTATTAGCATGCTCGAGTCTTTGAGCCGCCATCTCAGCTTGCTCGATTAGGCTTTGCTCGGTCACTTTCTCACCCCTGTTAAGACTTCATCAACTGAAGGGGGGGTTCGTTTCTTAAGAACAACACCCTCATTCTTGACGCTCCACTGAGTTTTTGGGCCTTCACCAAAACGAGTTATGCGAATCAAAACACCAACTTCCTTATTAACGGGTTCGATGAATGGTTGAAGCAACTTCTTAAGCCGATCACTAGTAGTCGAAAATGATTTGTTAACTCCTCGACCATCCTCACTAATACAATCAGCGATGAATTCCACAACGGTCTTAAGACCATCAGGATACGACTTCTCACTTTTCACTAACTTCCAGTTTTTAAGGTATAAAACCTTAGAGTCGCCATTGCCTATATTAATATACTTGTCAGTGTAGGCTTCGTTCCAATCAACTATTGTTTCTTGCGTTTCGTTCATGTTCATTCTCATTCATTCCTCGTTCGTTTGTTTTCAAAGCAACCCAAACTTAAGGTTACTAGGAGTGTTATTAGCTCGCAACTTATCCTGTATTCGATAATACTCAAGCCAGTAAGCATCATTAGCTTTTTCATATTCACTCATTTTTTTATCTTTCTCAGCATAAATCTTAGCATAATAAGCTTCTGCTTCTTTATGATCAGCAGCCTTAGCTTCTGCTCGTTGCTTAGCAATTTCCTTATAATAATCTTCTGCTTCTTTATGATCAGCAATCTTCTTATTTTCCTTCTGAACGGCTATCCTCGCATACTTCTCATCATCAGTCTCACCAGTTTCTCGTTGAATTTTATTATCAGCTTCAAGCTGCTTGTAAACATTTGAAGCTAGTTTTCCAGCTTCAATATTCTTCTTAGTGCCAACATTAGCACCAATCCAAGGAATATAAGAAACAAAATTATCCCAATTAGAAGGGTTTGTGATCTCATCTTCAAGCATGTTAAGTTGTAAGACAAGATCATCACGATCTTCTTCTGAAGCTTTGCGTCTAGCATAAGCAATCTTATCAATAGCTTCGGCAAGTTGGAAATCACCAAAAACCTTACCACTCAAACTTTCCTTAGTAAGATAAAGAGCTCCTGCAACACTAAAACCAGCAATAGTAAGAATCTTCTTCATTTGTTTTTTCGTAAGAGTATTAACCGCAGCGGTTACTCTACCATTGCGCATAGTTTCAGCAGCTTGACCAATCCTAAAACTATTAATATCAATAGTTTTACCTCCGATTGTTTTACTCGTTGGCATCTTAGCAATAGTGCCGATAAAATCATTATCAAGAGCAGCAATAAGAGCATTTGCTTTAGTTGATGCTTTAACAGCAGTCTTAGCAACTGCTCCTCCAGCACTCATAGGACCAATACCACTTATCAGATTATTAGGATTAGCGTTTAAATCCTGAAAGAACTCAGGATTATTCTTACCCCATGCAGTATCCTGCAAAGTAGTCCGCAACATATCATTAAAAGTTATAATATTATCCTGTGGTGGGTTAGTCGGTGCCTGCACAGCAGGATCCAAGGCTAACCCGGGATTAAGCAAAGGTTGAACACCAACCATAGGATTAGGTTGAGTCCCGGGTAAAGAGGAGTTTATTGGTGGACTATTTGAAACCCGGGGCTCATGAGAATTAAAAGGAACAACAGGCGGAGGAGTATTAGGAGTGCTAGAAAATCCTGTTTGATCATCAGGAACAACCGTTTTTTTCCCCTTCTTATCATAAACAGCCTTAGTCTTACCAGTCTTATCTTTAGCAACAACATTATGACCTTTAGTCACACTTCCACCTTTAACGGTTATACTCATTTTTCACCCTTTAAGTGGGACGTCATGGCGATGAGTGCTTCAGTGTTAGCCTTGATAACAGTCTCGGTACGAAACATGAACCATAAACACATAACAATAGGAAAACCTACGGTGCTAATAAGTTGAATTAAATCCTCATTAATCATGCATTCCCCTCCATCTCTGCGGTTAAGTCATTAGGCTGCGCAGCCGCCATGTCACTATCCTTATCACGAGAGCTTATAAGCTCGTTCTGCAAACTCGCAGGGAAAGTAAGCTTAATCTCAATATTAAGTTGTCCGAGGACTTGTTCCTCAACATATAATTGTTCTTCTTTCACTGATTGCTCATAAGCAAGGTAAACGATCTTGCCAGATGCGTCAGTAAACTCTTTACCCTGACCTATGATGATCTGAGGAACATTAACAGCCTGAAAAAAATAATCACCGAGCTGATTAATCCAAGTAGTAGGATTAAGCGTTGCGTTCTGAGCAGTACTCAAAACCTCAGGAACAACCGTACCCTTAGGAATGTACATGTTTTCGCCTAATGCAGTGGCGGCATCAGTCTTAGCCTTAAAAGCTGCAATCTCAGTACTATTATCAGTGTCAAGATGCCAGATAATAAGCGGGCTTATATTTCTATGAAGCACTCTCTTCCAGTCACTCATAGCCTCAGCCCTAGCCGTAATCAACCATTTTAAAGATTCAATGACTCTTGTTCCTTTAATCTCATCAGCAATACGGTCATGCGATAAATGAAAAATATCCTCAGGCTTAAACTTTTTAATCTTATCACCAACTTGTTCATAACGTATAATCATGCCTTGCTTATTCTGCACTATACGCATACTTCCAGAATTAAGCGGCTTAAGATTGCTAAATACGCCATCTTCATCCCTGATAATCTCAGCAAAACTATCCCTAGAGATTGTTTTGCACTTAATCATATTCTTCAAAATACTATTAAAACTATCTTTTCCATTGCCTTTCACACGAGAAAGAAGCAACTTTGTTGGCTCATCAGCTTCAAAACCAGCCCCAATAGTCCACAAAGCCTTAGTATCAACAGCCTTCTTAAACTCAGGAATAGTACAATAAATACCATAGTCCTCCTGCCAATCAGGATTTTGATAAGTAATCTCACTCCTCCCATTAGCGCCCGTCGTATCAGCACTATCAAAAGTGTACTCGATCATCAACGGCGTGAGACCGCTAGCAACCGCACCAGTTATCGAATTATCAGCCATTATGCGCACCAATTCAGATCATTCATACTCAAATTATTATCACCACTAGCACCATTAGGACGAGTGTTAGTGCCAAGATCATTAATTGATTCTCCCTGACAAAAATTACCCATCACAAGATTACTATTACAACCAACATTACTAATATTAACACCATAATCAGTAGGATTCAAAAAATTATTAGAATTTATAACATTATAATCAGAATCAAGCAGTATTATACCACTACTCCCTTGCTCAGTAATATTATTAGAAATAATGCACTTATTAGAGTTATTAATTACAAAACTATCTAACGTTGACTCCCTAATAATATTCTTAAAACAAAAAGCGTGCTGACTATTATAAATGTAAACACCATAAGTATCAGAGTTATAACAATAACAATCAGTAACAGTGCAAAAATCAGTATAATTAAGATAAATACTATAACCACCAGAATAAAAAATTATTAATCCATCAAGAATATTCTTAGTAACATTATCCAAAGCAACACCATTCATATAAACCCCTATTTGTGAAGTACTTCCATGATTACATAAAATAGTAAAGTTTCTTAATATGACATAATCTGCTAAGTAAATATGAAAAATACTATCATTAAAACTTGCACTGAAAATAGTAGCACTGCCAAAACCTTCAATAGTAACATTACTCTTATCAATGATAACTTTACTATTCAAAATATAAGTACCTTCTTTAACTATGATCTTACCACCACTAATAGGCAATAACAACAAAGCCTCTTTAATATCATCAGTATCACCAGTACCATCCTTAGCCACAATGACAGTAGCAGCCTTATCCTCCTGAGTCGCACGATTAGCAAACATGTTATTAACATCTAAGCTCAATAAGCCACCTCCATTGGAGGAATATAATAAGCAACATCCCTAATAACACCCTCTTTACGCTGGTCAAAAGGAACCGCGAGCCCTAAGTGAACTAATTCCTGATTAACCACTACACCATTAAAAAGTACTCTTCCAAGAAGACGCCCATACTTATCAACACGATTAGCAGGATCAACCAAAATAAGGCACTCCTTGTCAAGAATCTTATTAGTCAACCAATCACGAGCAGCATCCCCACCCTCACTCAACTCACGAGTATCAATATCAGCCAGACGAAGAGGAAAATCAAAATCCCTAAAAAAAGTGCGAAGTGTGACCGTGTCACCATCATGAACCCTCACAACATCAGCCCAAAAATCCTCTTTAATCTGATCATGAGGAGACTGAAACTCAAGAAGCTCAAGCTGAGCATTAGTAAGCTCAGGAAAAGCATTAAAATCATGCTCAGGAAAGCTCATGCGCCCACCAAGAAAGTTTGAGTCTTCTTATCACGAAGAATAGATAAACCCCTCAATGCACAATCCCTAAGAACATTAATCATATCCTCAGCCTCAATACGACTAGTAAAACCACTCATATCATACTGAATAACATAAATAGCCGCTAAGTTACTAGCAACCTCCTTAAGAACACCCTTAACATCAGCATTAAGACTAGCATAATTATCAGAGAAATTATAACGACACATACTATTAATCTGACTCTCAACCTGAGTCATATAAGAATTAACATAAGCCTCAGCCTTAGCAGTAGCAGAAGCATTAGCACCAGCCTTATAACCAACCTCAGCAGTAGTAGCAAAAATACCAGTATCAGCCATATAATAAACATCTCACATATTAAGTATAAATAGTTTTCTATCTAATCATCATTCATCATCAAGATCATCCAACTCTTCCTGACAAACAAAACAAACATTAAAATCCACCCCACCAATACAATAAAAAGGAACACTATCAAAGACCCCACCACAACGATCACAACGCATCAATAATATCACCTTTATTGTCACTTTGTTTGTCTGTTTCTTTATGTTCTCCCATGCAATTAAGCCTTTCTCCCATTCCATTACACTCAAGACAAGAAAGACCATTATAATCTTTATTCTTTGAATGTGGTTCTTCACCAGTTCCATGACAATGATGGCACATTACTTTTCTCATAGTTCATTCCTCACTTTGTTTTTCTTCATGTACAAAAACAGAACTAAAATATATGAGATGTTCTGTTTTTATTCTTTCTATTTCTTTTATCAACGCTAGACCTATGGCTTCTGCTCCATTATCGCAATTAAGTATGCTTACGGTTGTGTGTATCGAATTGTCTTTATTTCTAAATGTTAAAGCGACAGCACGTATTTGTTTTAATACCATCATTAATCACCTTTATCATCTAGTTTTTTAATAACAATACAAACTCAAACCCCGCTCCTTAACACACCAAACAGCACGAACAGCAGCCTCAGAAAGATGAGAATAAGACCCATAAATCC